TGGTCAGATGGGGTTTTGGCGTTGAGGTCGTGGGCGGCCTTAGCCTTTGCGTCACGCTGGGCGCGCAGTTGCGCGAGTTTCGATGCCATGGTGTGGCCTTTCTTGGGTTGCTTCGCCCGCAAGGGGCATAAAAAAACCCGCAGGGCCTTTGCCGTGCGGGGTGCTGTGAAGCCCTTTGCGGGGCACAAAAAAACCGGCTCTAGGCCGGTTCTGTTGTTTGGTGCGCGGTGCGCGTTATTGATTCAGGAGCGACAAGACGCGCAGGCGCTGGGCCTGGCGTTTGCGGTGGTCTTCGCTTGCCACGGCCTCTTCAGGCTCTGGCGTGGGTTCCGGCGTCGGTGCTGGTGCGCGGTCCATCTTGGGTGCGTTGTCGTAGGCAGACAGGTTCCACGCACCGGCCTTTGCCTCTGCCTCTGCAATCGAGGTGGCAAAACCAGCATCAAGGGCTTCTTGCGCGGTGAACCACGTTTCAGCCGCCATCCAGGCGCTGATTTCTGCCGCGTCCTTGCCGGTCTTCTCGGCGTAGGTGTCTGCCAGTGTGCCGTCGATCTTGTCCAGCAATTCGGCTTCTTTGCGCAGGTCTTCCGCGTTGCCCCACATACCCGTCCATGCCTTGTGAATCATGAACATGGCGCCCTTGGCCATGATGACTTCATCACCGGCCATAGCGATGAACGTTGCCGCGCTGGCTGCCAGGCCATCGATGTGCACCACCACCCGGCCCTTGTGTGCGCGCAGGGCCTGTTCCATAGCGCGGGCGGCAAATACGGAGCCGCCAGGGCTGTTGACGCGCAGATTGATGGTGGCTTGCTTGTCCACCGAGTACACGGCCTTGACGAACGATTCAGGGGCTACGCCTCCCCACCATTCCGCCTCGTCTTCGCTGGAGACGATCTGGTCATACAGGAAGATGTCAACCTCGTTCGCGTCATCCTTCGCAACCACTTCAAACCGGCGTGCGCTGGCCTTTCGGTTGTCGGAATAGAGCTTATTCAGTCGGCTTTTCATTGGTGTCCTTCCCGTCGGCTTTGCCGGGGTTCATTGGCAGGTTTTCATGCGGCGGCATGTTTTCGAGCCTGCGCACTTCGTTGGCATCCATAAATGGCATCTCACCAGCCCGGCCCATGGCGATGCGGTAGGCCTCATACCGGCCCTTCAAGTCGCCGCGCTCCAGGGCCGCTGTGATGTGCTCCACAAAGAAGCGTTCGCGCACCGGCCACAGCTTGCGGTTGATTTCTTGCGCCATGGGCGTGAGGTGCCGTTGCAGTGTGTAGCGAACAAACCCGATACCCTGCGCTTCAATGCCGCTGCCCCAGCTTGTGGTCTTGTCGGTGTGGCCCACCATGTGCGGGGGGACCCCAAAGACCCGGCAAATTTCTTCAACATTAAACAGCCGGGTTGCCAAAATCTCGGCGTCTTTGCTGTTGACGGAGAGCTGTGCTGGCTCCAATCCGCCGGACAGGATCAGCGGGCCGCGCGGGCCATTTTGTGCGCGCGAGCGCAGCGAAGCGGTCAACTGCGTCAACTGCTCTGCCGTCAGCTTCGTGGCTGTTTTCAGGGCGTAGTCAAAATTTGCGCCGCCCGCAAAGAATTGCCCGCTGAACTGCTGCGCCGAGATGGCTGTGCCGATGGCTTCGCGCGCGGCGTAGGTGATGGGGCTGGGGCTGGTCAGGCCGTCAAAACCCAGGCTGGGCAGGTGGATCATGTCCGCGCTGTCTAGCGTGTATGGCGCTTCGCCGCTCTTTGTCACGCGGTACAGCAGCTTTCCTTCATGCCTGAACGGGTGCACCGACAACGGGTGCAGAGGCTCCCACCCAAGCACCTGATTACTTCGGCTGCCTCGGATCAAACGCCCGAAGCCATCGCCATAGAACAGCTTGGCGCTGATGATGTACTCGATAGCGGCAGAACTCGTCCAACCTTCGCTGGCCTGCTCGTTGAACAGCCACCAGTAGGGGTGATCTGCCTTGTCCCGGCCCTCTGCCGTGCGCTCAAACACGCCCAGGGGCAGCGTTGCGATGGCCCCGGCAATCAGCGACACGCAGCCATAAACAGCGGACACCTTCATAGCTGAATCGGCTGTGACGGATGCGCCGGACGCCGACACAGAAGATGCGCCGATCATGGCCGTCAATTCGCTCAAATTCAGGCTTCCTGTGCTGTTTTCACCCAGCGCAACAATGCCCGCGCGTTCCGCCGCGCCTTCGCGCTCAGACAGCCATGCCCCGAGAACTCGGCTGCCTTGCGGCCTGGCAGTCAAATTCAGGGTTTGGGTCATGAGTAAATGTCTGGAGTGAAGATTTCCGGGATCACGTCCGGCTCTACGTATTGGTTGATCAGCCCCGCCGCCATCACAGCAGCCACGGCCAAGTCAATCCGGCCCGTCGCTTTTTCCTTGGACAGCTTGCGGTTTTCCGCGCCGTCCTGCTCAATGACTGCGTTGCTCATGCACCAGTCCAGCACCTTGTGGCCTGGGTGGGCAATCTCGCCGTTCAGTAGCATGCGCTCGAATGTTTCCAGCGCCGGGCTGAAGTCCTTGTAGCCCTGGCCTACTGGCTTCATTTCCGGCAGGCTGATGCCATCATCGGCAGCCAGCGCCATTAAATCTTCGATGCGCCAGCGGTCGTACCCTACGGCGATGATCTCGAAGAAGTCGCACATGGCCGACAGCTTTTGCAGGATCACCCGCTTGCTGATAGCGCGGCCTGGCGTTGTGTCGAGATACCCCTCGGCCCGCCACTGGATGTACGGCACGCGGTCGGTATCTGCCTTGCGCTGCAAGTCAACGTCCGGCAACCATGCAAATGGCACCAGCAGCCACGGTTCTCCAGCCTCGATGGGTTCGACAAGGAAAACCATGCCGGTCAGGTCGGTGGTGCTGGACAAGTCCAGTCCGGCAACCGCACGGCGACCGCGCAAGTCCTGCCAGTCAAAATCCCGCTGTGCACCGCGCCACACTTCGCCGCTGATCCACGGGCTTTCGGCGTCCGTCCATTGGCAGAAATTCAGGCGCCGGACGATGGCTTCCTTGGACGGCATGCCCTTGGCCTCTACCACCTGCTCCCGGATGTACTTCATGCCCGGCAGGTCGGCATCCTGCAATGACGGGTTAGCCTTCGGCCAGCACGATTCGTCAGCGAAAGGGTCATCCTGCTCATCTAGCGAACATACGTAAGGGAAAAACGCATCGTCTTCCACCTCACCCGCTGCCACCTTCGCGCCGTATTCGTGATAACCCCAGCACGGCCCCATACGACTATGACCTGCGTTGGTAATCATGAAAATCAGCGCCTGCCTGCGCGACTTCGTACCGGCCCGCATCATCTCGACTACGGTGTTTGTCTTGTGCTCGTGCAGCTCGTCAATCAGCCCCATGTGCGGGCGCGGACCGCTCTGCCCATCGTCACTGCTGATAGGCCGGAAAAACGCGCCTTGCGCCATGTAGGCAAGGTTCCAGCACCGTTCACCCGTGCCGCTCTTTTGCAGGCGCTTGGATAGCTCAGGCGATTGATCCACCATCGCAACGGCGTCACGGAACAGGATCATTGCCTGATCCTTTTTCGTGGCGGCGCTGTAGATTTCCGCGCGTGGCTCGCTGTCGGCAACTAGGCCACGCATGCCGACACCGGCGGCGAGCGGCGACTTGCCGGATCCCTTGGCGGTCTCAACGTACGCCACCCGAAAGCGCCGATACCCATCCGCGCTGCGCCACCCGAACAGCGATCCGACCACGAACCGCTGCCAAGGCAAGAGGACGAAGGGGACGCCCTCGAAGTCACCGCCATTGAGCTTCAATACGTCCTCGAAGAAATCCTGTGCCCGCTCCGACTCCTCTAGGTCCCAAACCAGGCCACGGGCGGGGCCATCGATGAGGTCCCGCAGGTGCCGAGCACATTGGGACCGCACGTGCGGCCCCGCCACGCGCTCTCCCGACACGACTCGCTGTGCGTACAGCGTGACGTGATCAGAAATGCTTGGTGGCTCTGTTTTCTTGGACATTCTCTTCCGGCGTGGCCGCTACCCGGCTTCGCGCCGATGGTGTCATTCCGAACTCGGCCGCATAACGAACCATGGCGGCTTTTGCCTTGTTGGCCACCCCGACGAGCGGATTCTGGATCACATTACCGTTGCTGGTCAATACGGTTAGTCCCGAATTGGCGTCGTCCGACTCGGCCATCCGATTGATCGCCCGCTCTGCCTGCGCCCACCGCCCGTACGCCACCGCATAGGCCGCCAGCGCACCTCGATCGAGCTCGGTCATCAACCCGACCGCATGCAGCGTGTCACATACGCGCACCCATTCTTCTTTTGCGTCCTCACAAAGGAAGGCAGGCGGGGTGGGGCGGGCGAGCGGAACCACGGCCTCGTTCTTGGGCATCGGCCGCTTACTCGGGTTGCCCCTGATTACCCGCAGGGCGGTCGGTGTGGGTGTTCCCCGTGCCATATCGATTCCTGTAATTAATGTCTCGACCCCCTATCCGCGAAATGCGGCCCTGCGAGGAGCAGGGACAGGGCGGTTTCCGGCACAATTGTGTCAAAATTTTTTGTGCCCCTTTACC